GATGGCACAGGATAGAAAAGTCTCACGTTGATTACGGAATCCCCCTGGTAATGCCCAAGTACCTGCGCCTGGAGCAAACTTGCGTTTGATGAGGAGAACGTGACCTTGGCATTCGAGTACGGCATCACTACAGTTGAAGTTGAGTGTTTCTGGGAATGGGTAGTTTGCGAAGAGTGCATTTTCTTTTTGATAGTACTTATAGTCGTCCAATACTGTCGATGGCATTTCACTATCTTCAGTTTCGAACATACGTTTACGAATCGCTGTTGCGTTAATGTTATAAGTTGCTTCAATATTCTTGAACTTCCAATCAGGAAACCAATTCAAATAGTTGTTGCCTTCTTTCATGTGACCGAACAAAATAGGTTCATCGATTTCTAGATGTTCCACAGTTGCACGTACGTCAGCAATCCATTGACTATCACTATATGGATGATCGTTGATTGGGATAATTTCGATATTGTTGATGCCAGTTGATCGCATCTTTTTACGAATCATGTCTGCACGTTCTGTGTATGTCCATGGATTCTTGATGCTTCGACATGCGTTTGCCGAACCGACGAAGATGTAGAGTTTGTCTACTTGTGATGCCGCGATGCCTAGTGCATGTACGTGGCCTTGGTGAATTGGCTGGAATCTGCCAATGAAGATGCCTTGCTTTGTCATTCTAAACTCCTTAGATGTTGCTGACTATATTATATATCATCCGTAGATTCATTATACCATAATTTTTGTTCGTTGTACATAGGTTTGGACTAAATTTTTCACAAATTCTTCAGATGAATCTCCTAAGTCCTTGTCTTCAGTATACACAACAACGTCCCCAAACTTCGCCAAGCGCTTCCCTGCAGCATCATTGTCTGCTACAACAACCACTAAACGGTTTAGGCATGTTAACCAATTACGCAAATCTGCTGATGGATTATTTGTCAAAACAGCAAGTGCTGATACACCTAACTCAGTCAAGCGCGCAGCATCAAAGACACCTTCAGTCACAAACACAACGTTTGGTGTAAGGTGTAATGATTCAACTCCCCACACAGCAAGTGTAGGTTGCTTTTTATAAGTGAAGTATTTGCCTAACTTTGGATTGTTGTTAGGTTTCTTTTCACCAGTTGGTCGATACTGTTGGTAGCCAACTAGTTGACCAGATGGATTGTAAAGATAGAACGTAGCAACACCTTCAACTTCATCCAACATGGGTCGGTGAAGTTGAAGGTCTAAGTGTCTTGACTTTAGATGCTCTGTTAAATTCATGGATTTATTATACCACAAACTTAACATGTTGTACATTAAGTCAAAAGTTCTAATTAATCGTGACTGTAGTCTTCCACGTCAAAACCTTCACGAGTGGCAATGATCTTAACATGATCACCAAACATAGCTAACATCACATCTGACATTTCGCTTGAACCAATTGCATCTGACATGAGTTGACATGATTCTGGATCCACACCACCTGCAGCACGAATCTTATCAGCATCTTCTTTGTAGTAAGAACGATCTGATTCTAAAACATATTTAACGTTATTAGCAGTCCACACACCTTCTTCCTCACCCTCATATTCTTCCCATTGAACGTTCTCAGGATCAGGTGCATTAGTGAATGTAACGTCATTCACACCAAATTCACATGTATCACCATCATTGAAGTAAGGTGTATATTGTGTCCACACAAATGCTGTTACACCTGGATTTTTCTCGAAGAACTCTTTCGTGATATTCTTGAAAAGTCCTTGTGCTTTATCTTGGAATTGCTTGCGCAGTTCTGCTTGATCAGCAATCAGTTTATCAAATTCAGTTTGTAGTGTGTTGCTCATATTAGTCTTTCAGAGTTGCAATGCGGTTAAGATTCAAGGTTGTGACACGAAAATATGGAACTTTCAAAACAGTAGTCAATTCAGAAAGACTTTTATAATAATCCGGTTTAGTTATTAAGTCACGCATACGTTGACATGAATAATCTGCGGTTTCCTGAGTATCATTCCAAATACGTCTATAACCAGTTTCTTCAACTTCAACTTGTGCACGTTGCTTGTAGTAACCTTTACCTTCGATGTAACCAAGATATTTGCCGCGTTTGCAATATGTGTTACCCCAACCAGTTGAGACTACCATCACAGTATCGCCAACTTTAACTTCATTACCCAATGCACCTTTGATTGGTGCTTCAATGCGTTGTGCTTTGCTCATAATCAATCCTCAAGTTTAATATGTTTACGTTCAGTACGAACGTTCTTCTTCTCAGTACCCGACATCCATGGCTGAACTGTCATATTATTCAAGTAATGTTCCACTGTTGGTATGAAACCGAGGTCTTGGAGGATATGGTCCTCTGCGACGTCACGTGGACTATACTCTTTTCCGTCGGAGTTAAGTCTCGTACGACCGAACATCCTTTCGACAATAAAGCATCCAAAAGCTGAGTGCAATATGGCCCGATGACGAACGTCTGGGACAGTTTGCTTGGATGAATCGATAAAGTCATCGATGTCGGCATAGTCTTCTGGTTTGCCACCGTATTTTTTCGCATGAATTCTTCCGTGTAGATATGGTTTCACTTAATATCCTTTGAACTGTCCGCTTCAGTCTTATCTTCGCGAATCTCTAAAATAATAGGCAAGAATAATGATTCTTCACCTTGTTTATTTTTAATACGTGTGTTGTATTTCAATGCAGCGATTTTACCGATCACAGAATAATCAATCTCACGTTGATCATCAGTGAAACCTGAACCAACAGCAACCTTAATGACACCGTCAGATGACTCAACAAGATATGCACCAACTTTGCCTTTATACTTGCCAGTGCCTTCCTGAATACCAACAATCTTCATGTCGCATTCAAGCTCGCCTTTAAATTTGATCTGTGTCTTGGAACGTTTGTCTTCCCATACACCGCTGAAGTCTTTAAGAATAATACCTTCTTGACCTTCGCTCAGATACTTTTCAAAGATGACTTTGGCTTCTTCATAACTGCCAACAGTTGTATTTTCCACGATAGAGATTTTCTTTGGCATGCCCATATCATTCAATACAGCAAAGCGCACATCATAACGCGCATCACTTTTACCAGCAATGAAGTCTTTATATTGGATTATGTCCCAAATAGTTGCATGAACTTTATGTGCTTCAAGATCGCTGATAGTACCTTTAACAGCTTTATTCAAAATGCCGTTACCAATTTGACGATCAAGCAATACACCCTTATCATTCACAACCAACTCACCATCGAATACACAGTTTGAATTGCCTGCTAGTTTGAGGAATTCTTGTTCGAGGTTTCCAAGCAATTGGATCTCTTTACCGTTGCGTGAACGGAATTCTACTTTACCATCCTTGACGATAGCGTTGAACCGCATTCCGTCCATTTTGAGTTGTACGCTTGCTGGGAACTTGATTTTGTTTACCAACTTCTCGTCGAATTGGCTGCACAACATGCATGGATATTCGCTCACCAAGCCAGTCCACACGTTGTTTGCTGTTGATGCTTGTACTCCACATTTCAAATCCTTTGCAATAATACGTTCAATGACTTTGGCGTCTTCGATATTCAGTGCTTCAAGCAAACCTGTGAGATGTGCGATTGCAGCATTGCCAGTGACAAGTCGTTTAGACAAATCACCAATAGAATCAAGTGCGAATTTGAGTGTCACATTACTAACTTCGAGGTTAGGTGTGTACTTAGGAATTTTACGAATGTAAAACTGTGTGAATGGATCTAAAGCAAGAAATACAACTCGCTTTAGAATCTCATTACTCTGATGCTTCTTAAGGAAGTCAATTTTGAAATTGCGGGAATTGTCCGCGGCCAGTTCGTTCAGTAGTGTATTAATCATAGGATTATTATACCATACTTTTTACATGCTGTACATGTCCGAAATATCATGCTCAAAGCGGGCAGCCATACGCTTCAGGGTTTCCTCTGGCACATTATGGATATTGCCGTATTGGGCTTGACACAAAATGACTTGTGGCACAATTCCAAAACTCTTAGCGATATCAAAATAAGGTTGCAGTTCTTTGCGCGTAGTGAATGTGTTAGACACTACAGGACTAAAACCGCGATTCATCAAATTGATGGTTTCATCTTGACACCACTTATGAGCTTCACTTAATTTAGATGCATCAAACTTGTATTCACCATCCTTCATCCAGAATTGATCTGTTTCCAAATGCCAATACCAACCAATCAAGTTCTTTGCAATGGTTGACTTACCAGAACCTGGCAAACCTCGTACTAAAATCATTTTCATATTACTCACCTTTTTGATGATGACCACGAATCACACCGCGTAATGCGAATTGGACTAATGCATCAACTCTTGAAACTACTACACCAGTTGCATCCATGCCAACATCTAATGCACGTGAACCTTCTAATCCACTCTTGCCACCATGTAAGTGACCATGGAAGTGTACAGCACCACGATGCATTTGGTCCCATTCTGCAATAGGATAATGGAACATCACAACCTTAGTTCCATCAATAGTGATGGACTTATAAGGTGTAACTTCAACAAAACAATCAACAAACTTTTGT